CATGCTGGAGAACCGCTCCGGCAAGTACATCACCTACGGCTTTGCGAACGAATACCCCTACTATCTGCTGGACAACTATCGCAGGTCGTCCAAGCACAACGCTATTGTCAACGGCAAGGTGAACTACATCATGGGCGGAGGATGGCAGGCAGGGGATGACTTGACCGTAGAGCAGCAGGCTCGGTTCATCAAGTTCTTCGACGGAATGTCAAGCACGGAGGACTTGAACGACATCACGGAGAAACTGGTTCTTGACTTAGAGATTTTCAACGGCTTTGCGGTTGCGGTTACTTGGTCCAAACTTGGGACCATCGCCAAGATGGAACACGTCCCGTTTGAGAAAATCCGTGTGGACAAGGAGGAGAAGATGTTCCAAGTTGCTGACTGGTACAACGACGACATGATGCAGTTGTTCCCCAAGGTCGGGGACATCGAGAAGATTCCTGCATTCGACCCGGAGAATCGCCTCGGAAAGCAGTTGTTCTACTATCGTGTGTACGCAGCAGGCGTGAAGCACTATCCTTTGCCGGAATACATCGGAGGGAATGCTTGGATTGAGGCAGACGTGCAAGTGGCGAATTTTCACAACAACAACCTTCGCAACAACTTTTGGGGCGGTTACTTGATTAATTTCAACAACGGCATCCCGACCCCCGAAGAACAGGGCGACATCGAGCGTCAAATCAAGCGTAAGTTTTCGGGAACGGATAACGCTGGTCGCTTTGTTGTAACCTTCAACGACGATGCAGCCAAGGCCCCGACGCTGGAGCCATTAACTCCAAGCGACATGGACAAGCAGTTCGAGATATTGAACAAAGCCATCCAGCAAGAGATATTCATCGCACACCGTGTAACGAATCCACAATTATTTGGGGTGAAAACCGAGGGCCAATTGGGTGGACGCAACGAATTGGTCGAGGCCTACGAACTATTCAAAGCCACCTACGTCAACGACCGGGTCCGCAAAGTGGAGCGGATGATCAATTATTTGGGATCCTTTAATGGCGTGGAAGGTATGGAACTTATCCCGGTGGAACCAATCACAGAGCGACTAAGCGAACAGGCTCTCTTGCAGATAATGACCCAAGACGAACTGCGTGAGAAAGCAGGCCTGCAACCCTTGGAGAAACCTGCTGACGTGGTTGGACCTAATCCCCAACCCGACGAGCAACCGCAAGCCGTTGAAGCATTGCAGAGCAACGACAACATCAAGAAACTATCGGGCCGTGAGTACCAAAACCTGATGCGTATCGTCAGGCAGTATATGCAGGACAAAATCACGCTGGAAATGGCTCGGACCATGTTGTCAGCCGGCTTCGGCCTGTCTGCCCAAGAGATTGACACGATGCTGGGCGTTCAGGCCCAAGAGTTCAGCGAGCCGACTTGGGGCGAGGAAGACGACGAAGACTACGGCTGGGGCGACGAAGAATTTAAGGTCTTGGAAGTGGTTGCAAGTAAGTTTGGAAGCCATGCAGACGACTACCATGTGATGCACTCCAAGCCGATGCGGTTCGACACCGATTTAGACGACCAAGTGCGACAGGCCTTTGCCGAACTGGGCGAAGAAGAAGTCGAACTGGACAAGAAGATTGAGGCGTATCGCAAGAAGAACCGGGACGCATCGGTTGAAGAAATGGCAAAGGAATTTGGGGTCAGCAAGGCCAAGGTCGCCAAGCGAGTCGCCTACCTAATCACCAAGGACCGCTACCCGGTTGCACGGGCGGTGGACAACATCGCCAAGGAAAACCTCGCAGAGAGCAAGAAGGCAACCGAGCCTGTACTGGAGGTCCGATACAAATACGCATGGGCGACAGGTTTCAGCAACAAGGACAAAGGCTCAAGCCGTGAGTTCTGCAAAGTGATGCTTGACTTGGCCGGTCAAGGCAAGGTTTACACCCGTGAGGACATCGACGGGATTTCTGCGATAATGGGCTACTCCGTATGGAATCGCAGAGGCGGTTGGTATCACACACCGAGCGGAGTGAATCGCCCCCAATGCAGGCACGTATGGGAGCAGCAGTTGGTAATCCGTAAAGGCAATAAAATCAGCAAGGCATGAAGGCACTATTCATAAGCGAATCTACGCTACTGGACAATAGCATCATCAACGAGAACGTATCCTACACCCAAATCCGTCCAACGGTTGTCAAGGTGCAGGAGATGCGGATTCAGCCCATCGTTGGCTCTCCGTTGTACGGGGAACTCGTCAGCCAAGTGGTCAGCGGTTCAACGTCTGCACTCAACCAAACGCTGCTGGAGGACTACATTCAGCCGGCTATGATTCAATGGCTTTACTACGAGTTGCCCATGGTCTTAGCGTTCAAGTACATGAACAAGGGAATGGTTCGCAGAACGAGCGAGGAATCCTCCCAAATGAGCATGGAAGAGATTACCCGGCTAACCGATAAGGTCAAGAACGATGCCGAGTGGTATTCCGAGCGGATTACCCGTTACCTGATGGAGAACCGCAACGCCTATCCATTGTGGAACTCGCCTCCGTCTGCTTTGGATACGATTTACCCGAACGCTACCAACTACCGAACCGGGATGGTCTTAGACCGCAACCGAAGGATGGGAATCAGCAACCTTGACTACCCCTACCCTTACGGACAATTCGGGGCGTGTAACGACTGCTAAGCATGGGAGCGCATAAAAAAAACATACTGAAACTGCAGACTTATGTCATGGATAAAAATCAAGCAAGCCCTGCTGGACCTTGCAAATGCTCATCCACAGGTCAACTCCTTCGGGACGGGCGACCCGCTTGCGGTAGGCACGGACAACACCATCAACCTGCGAACCCCAAGCCGTGAGCGCATCGTCTATCCGCTCGTTTTTGCGGACGTGCAGTCTGCAAGTACTGACGCTGGGACTTTGGACTTGGTGGTTGGGGTTTACTTTTCTGACCGTGTTGAGTCCATCAAGCCGATGGGCGGAGTGGTTTCGGGCAGCCCTACGTTGGGTTGGCAGGACAACGAAGACGAGGTCCTAAGCGACCAGTTGCAGATAGCACAGGACTTCATTTCAAGCCTTACAAACGACCCAAACGAGGACTGGACCCTCTCATCCAGCGTGAGCCTTACGAGGTTTGTAGAGAGCCGGGATGACCGCACGGCAGGATGGCAGGCGACGATGACCTTTGAAATCCCTTACGGCCATTCGGTTTGTGAAATTCCAGTCTAATCTACATTTACAATTAAACGCTAAAAAATGCCTACACCCATATTGCAACAAATGCTCGGACAGGGCGGTACGATGGAGTTTATCAATGGAACCGTTACCGGGAAAAACTACTACTTCCTTGTAGTCAACACCGCTGCGACCTTCACAACTTTAACAGGAACTGGAAGTGAAAACCTGCTAACCGCTTACAACTTTTCGGGGGCTTCTATTTCCGCTGGCATCGTAATCAGCGGTCGCAACGGAGGCAAGATTACGGCCGTCACTCCAAGCGTTGGTTCGGTCATCGGTTTTACATTCCTGTAAGCAATGCTGATAGGTTACGGCTACGGCTACCCCACAAACCAACTGCTTGGCGGTGGCAATCCGTTTTGGCTTGCCTTCAACCAACGTGCAGACGCTGACGGGGCTTTGCCTGCCGAGGCTGCGGTCAATGGATGCCTCCAAACCCGATTCCTCAACTCCTTCCAATCATACGCTTTCTTCGTCTTTTATTCCAACTCTTGGCAGCCGTTTATGCAACGGGCGAATACCGACTCGGCTGACGCTGCGGAGGTTCGCTTCATCAACTGCCTCGAAGTTCGAATGTATAATCTTTTAAACGCATAGCAGATGCCTGCAAGCCCATCGCTCCTTATCGTCCCTGCTCGCTTTAAGACGGGGAAACTTTACACCCAAATCGCTACGACTTCGGCTGGGGTTGTTCTCGGTTCATCGGGGGACTTTAACTTTACCCGTGCAACTACTGCGACCCGATTCAATTCGGCTGGCTTGATTGAGTTGGTGGCTTCGGGTGTGCCTCGCTTGGATTACTATACCAGCGGTGGAACGGCTGGCTGCCCTGCGTTGTTGGTGGAGGCGAGTGGGACCAACGGAATCCTTAACTCGCAGGATACTACAACAAGTTGGGTTTTGGGTGCAAACCTGTCAAGCGGTTATACTGACGTAATTGGTGTGAGCGGTAACAACTTGACCGTGGCGGTTAGTGGTTCGAGCATTGGCTCAGATGCTGGTGTTTTGCGCAGGACTTCCAATAACGTAGCCCTCGCAAGTGGCAGCACCTATACGCTTTCATTTTTCTTAAAGAAAACAGGAGCGCACACGATTGGCGGTTATTATGCAGTTATAACTGGCGCAGGAGGAGGCAACCTTGGTGGGGGATTTAATGTCAGTGGTTCTTTTAGCAGCGGTCAAATTTATAATACCGCAGGCACAACAAACCGAATACGCAGGGTTGAACAATGGGGAACGGACGTTTATCGCTGCTCCGAAACCTTTACGATGACTGCAAGTGGAACGCTGACTCAATTAGGATTAGGACCAACTACTGCAGTAAACAATCCATTGCATCCAGCAGTCGGTCTTGGCATTGCCTTCGCTGCCCCACAAATCGAACTCGGTTCGGTTCCTACCACGTTCATCCCCACAACTACCACAAGCGCAACACGCAACGCAGAGGTGATTAACCTATCAGGAGCAGTCAGCGGATGCATCGGGCAAACCGAGGGGACGATTTATTTGCAAACAGATGCACTTGTTAGCGGGGCAAGTGATTTATTTTGCTTTGCAAGGGCTACAACGAATACTGTATCGATAAGCAAAAATTCTACCAATATAATTCAAGCCACCGTATACACATCTGGCCCATCGCCGGCTTTATTTATAGCAGCATCAGGCACCGTGTCAGGAAATCTGAAAATAGCGGTTGCATACAAGACTGGCGAAAGCGCTTTGTATATCAATGGGGTTCAAATTGGGACGAGTTCAACTGCATTCTCTTTTGCTGCTGCATTAACTGAGATTAACATAAACTTGACTGGATTTTTTGAGGGGAGAGGCAACCAAAGGATTAGTGCTTTATCCCTCTACACCACTCGCTTAAGCAACGCAGAACTCGCTGCCCTAACAACCCTCTAACGATGGCTACCTTCCGAAAATACGCATTCCCCAAGCAATCCGACGCTGACAAGGTGCTGGCTCTCTGCACAGGCACGACCGCTGCGTTTGACCTCGGAGTCTTGGATGGCCTTGTGTGCTACGACATCCTTTGGGAAGGCGACGCACCTGAAGATGCGATTCAGTACGAAACTTGGCCCGAACCAGTCGGAATCCACACTTTCGCAGGATGGGACGAGCAGTACACCGAGGACTACAACGAACACAAATCTTTATGAAACTCTTTCGCAAACGCAACCTTGAAACCCCTAAACTCCCAATAATGAAATCAGCCGTCATCGCTTTACTTCGCCACCTGTTAACCTTCATCGGTGGAACCCTCGTCGCCAAAGGCTTGTTAGACACCGAAACTTTGCAAGAGATTATTGGTGCATTAATCACGTTGCTTTCGGTTGGTTGGATGACAATCGATAAAGTAAAGGTCAAGAAGTGAACTTGATAGAAACCACCATCGTCGGGAGCGTTGCAGCAATCGTCGGTGGAGCGGTCGCTTGGTTCACCAAGGGCCGTGTCGAATCGGACTCCCTGCAAGTCAGGCAAGCCCAAGCGGTCCTCGCTATGTGGCAGGCTACCAGCGAGTCCCAAAACAAGGAATTAACACAACTTCGTAACGAGGTCGTAAGTTTGCGTCAGCGATTGGAAGACATGGAACAACTGGTTCATGAACTCCAAGCCGAGAATGCCAAACTTAAAAGCCTCTC